ATATTAAAGTGATGTGAGGAACGTACATTTGAAAAGATATTATACAGATAAAGAGTATCGACAATTAATAAAAAATATGGTTATTCTTTGTGACACAAAAGATAAGCAAAATCAACATATTTTGGACGAGTTTGATAACCAGAAAATCGAATATAAGCCAAAATCCCTTAAAACGGGTGATTATTCTTTTATGGTAAAAGCGTGTCCTGACCTTGGATTTCAATATGACACATATTTTATTGACGAACTCTGTATTGAAAGAAAAAATAGTTTAGATGAATTAGCAGGCAATCTTGCAAGTAAAACCGACAACAATAGAATTTTTAAAGAGCTAAATAGGATGATTAATATAGAAAGAGTTTATCTGCTAGTAGAGAATAATAAATTAGATGATATTTATGAACATAATTATCGTTCTGAATATAATCCAGATTCTTATATAAGGACACTGTTGACTTGGCAAGCAAGAAATGATATGCATATTTATTTTGTCAAGAAAGAAAACATGGCAAAAACAATTTATGAGTTATGTAAAAACTGCCTTGATTCTAAAATATTGAAATGAGGTGATTTATTATAGCAAGGTATTCAGTAATAAAGTATTTTGGTCATTTTCGCCAATGTTGGGAAATTGAGGCAGAATCAGAAGAAGATGCTTGGAATAGAGCAGAGAAAGACGGGCATAGGACATTTCAAGGAGTATATAGAGAACCAATAGATATAGAATCTAAAGGATACATAGTGAACTTAGATGAAAAGAGAAAAGAAAATCCACCAATTTCTACAGAACAGTATTACAAGTGGATGAGAGAGGCAATAGAAAAAGGAATGATTTGTCGACCTAACGAATACAAAAAGGCGTTGGGTTTGCCATTCCATAATGTATGGTAAAGGAGAATAATATAATATGAAGAATAATAAAGCTGCGATTTTTAATGTTATTTTAGACACATTTGAAAATGAGGATATTAAGGAACTTACAGTGAAGATGATTGACGACATTCCTGATTACTTTTTCGATATTGGAGCATCAAGTACAGGAAAATATCATCCACAATATGCATTAGGAGATTTGGGATTAGCTAGACATACGGTTGCACTTTGTAAATTTATGAATCATATGTTTACGATTGAACAGAACAAAGCAAAGTTTTCACCAAGAGAAAGAGATTTGTTGAGAATGGCTGGGATCATGCACGATAGCAGAAAGAGTGGCGAAGCTGATAATAAGTCGAGATATACAGTGTTTGACCATCCAATTTTAGCCGCCAACGCAATTAGAAAGTTCAAAGGAGTAGTTCCTTCCGTTTCTGATGATGATATTGAAATGGCTGCGAAAGCTTGCGAATGTCATATGGGGGAATGGAATACAGACAAGAGAAGTTCAGTTGTACTTCCGAAACCTTCCGATAAATATGGTGAGTTATTACATTTATGTGATTATCTTGCAAGCAGAAAGGATATTGAAGTGTTATTCGACAATGTTCCTAACGCAAAACCAGAAGTAAAATTGGAAGATTATAAGCTTACTTTCGGCAAATATAAAGGGCAGTTGATCACAGAGGTTGCCAAAGACCACAGAGATTATTTGGAATGGATGAAAGGCAATATTGATATGGGAGCGCCACTGAAAACATTCGTGAGTGAGTTATTAAAGTAGGTGATTATACGAAGATTTTAACACGATTATTTACGAAAAATCTTACTAAAATTCCTCTGTTATGGATTACATTCAACTGGAAACTGTTCAAAAAGAATGGTGCAAAAGGTTCTTGTATGTGTAATATTCATCCTTGCCTAAAGGATGATGAACATATCAAGACCACAATGCAAGAGTTATGTGACTATATAAGAGAGAATTATGATATGGAGGAGATTATATGAGTATGTCAATAGAAGAAGCTATTCGTATTTTAGATCCTGAAACATCAGCAGATGCTATTGTAGAAATTGAATATTATGCTGGATTTAACAAAGATAAACCGATTGAGAAAGTCAATGAAGCTTGTGTAGTTGCTTGTGATGTAATGAGAGAATATAAAAACAGAAATCAAATCTTTGATGAAGTATCAAATGCTTTGACTGATTATTTCTCAGAACACGCACATGAAGTATGGGATAGAGTCTCAGCAAGAGACTTTATCTGTGACAATATTGAGGTGATTATTGAAAAAATGAAGTCGGAATGCCCATAAATAGGGCGTTTTAGAGACTCAAAAAGCCAAGGAAAGACGGATTTCATGTCCGTCATTTATATGAAATGAAAGAGAGGTATAAATATGGTTTATGGAGTATTTGGTGGTTGTTATAGTAACTGGTATGTAGTCGGATATTTCACCAATCGTCAAGATGCAGAAAAATATTGCTGCGTATGTGGTAATGGTGATTATTATGTAAAATCATTAAAAGATTTAACTGATGAAAAAGATTTGTCAAAAGTATCTTTAAAATATTGTCATGAAGTTTTATTTGATTATAAAGATGATGAAAACAGATGGGTTATGAGAGAAGAACCTGAAAGGTATAATTGCTATATTGATAATGATTTAAGATGTAATAGCGTAAGACAAGGTACGTTGCTTAAAAATAACTGGGTATGCTTTATTGTCAATATTGATCATGATGATAGGAGATTAGCAGAAAAAATTGCTCAAGATTATTTAGCTGAACTTCGTTCTTATGGAGATGGGGAAATTTACAAAAAGAATATTGAATTAATGAATGATAAATTCGTAGCACCATTCAAAGAAAAAGAGAGAATAAGAAAAGAAGAAGAAATTAAACAAAAAGAACTTGCAGAATTAGAAAGATTAAAAGCTAAATACGAAACAAAATAAACGACAGTTTCCTTGGAAGATTGGAGGTAAAAATGGACACAATTGTTGTAAATTTATTTGGTGAGCCATCAGCAGGTAAGAGTACCTGTGCAATGGATATTACAGCACAATTAAAAAGACACGGTATCAATGCTGAATATGTTTCAGAGTTTGCTAAGGATAAGGTATATGAAAATAATGGTGAAGTATTTAAACACCAGGAATATTTATTTGGCAAACAATCATTCAAGATGGGACGTGTGAAAGATAAGGTGCAGGTTATGGTTGTTGATTCACCATTAATCTTATGTGCTGTATATAACACCGATGAAGTGTTGGGAGAAGATTTTAATAAGACTGTACTGAATGTATTTAATTCATACAATAATAGAAATTATCTACTCACAAGACACCATTCTTATGAAAACGAAGGAAGATTCCAAAATGAAGACGAAGCAAAAGAAGTAAGGAAAGAAATTATTGATAAGTTAAATCGGTACAATATTAAATATGAAGAGATTGCTTCTACAGAATCAAATTGTGAATACATAGTAGAAGAAATTATGGAGGAAATTAGAAATGAACAGTAAAGGACATTTATTTATTAGTTTAGGAAAATCAGCAATTAGAGTAATTGGTGGAATTGTAACATTGTTAAATGGTTCAATTATTCCATTAGCGGTAGGAATTATTGTTGCTGAAGTTGGCGGTGTATTAGAAGAACTGGTTGATGAGAGATAACAAGGAGAAGAAAAATATATGGCAATTAAGTATGGAGTATTTTTGGCAAGAATGCAACCAGTGCATAACGCACATTTGTTTATGGTAAGAAAAGCAATCGATGAATGTGACAAAGTTTTGATTGTACTTGGTAGTGAAAACAAGGTCGATATGTTACGAAATCCGTATGATATTACACTTAGAGAAAAAATGCTTAGAGAATGTTTAAATGAGAAAGACAATGAGAAAGTAACAATAATAACCTTGCCTGATTGGTCTATGGAATCTGATGTTGAAAGTTCAAAAATATGGGGAAGATATTTTTACTATAATGTCGTTTCAAGAATTTGTCAGAAAAGATTTTATCTTTATTATTCAGATGATGTAAGTATTTTAGATAGTTGGTTTAATGATACAGAAATTAGAGAATATATAACATATAGAAATTTTAAAAGAAGTGATATATTTGACGGATTATCTGCTACAAAAATCAGAGAGGCATTTATTTGTGGAAACAAGCAATATATAAATGAATTTTGTCCTAAATCAGTTATAAGTAGATTTGATTATTTGTCATCTTATTATCATGAAGTTACTGAAAATCCAAAAGATGATTTCTCAATGGAGTAAACGTAACAGGAATCCATTATTTCATTGTCACGATTTCAATATAATTTTTATTACATTTCTTAGAGCAATTCGCTCATTATTTCACAAACAAAAAGAGAATAAATAATCAGCAGGAGGTGATTATTATAGAATGGTACGTTTATTATCATGATTCAAACAAACAAAAAATTATTAAATGGAATATATTCAATCATGGAAGTTTTAAAAAAGAAGTTGATGTGCTTTTAAAAGAGAAGATAGATAAGGATAATTTCTCTGAAAAATTAAAAAGCGAAGTGATGTATTATTTTCGGTCTAAATGTGAATATGAAATAATTTTATCACCTTGGACTGGACGAGCAGATGACATTAAGATTGATGTTTATAACCAAATAATGATGAATTTTGACAGGTTTGTTGATTATTGTTGGAACGAAAGGTGGAATGAAAATAAATGAAGAAAAGAATATTAATAGGACTTGGTATAATAGTTGTTTATTGTCTTGTTTTGTTTGCATTAGGGGCATTATGTTTTCAATTAGAAATGGGGATTATTTGTGTAATAGCAGGCATAACAATAGGAAATTGGTTGTATGATTTAGAAGAGTTTATTTATAAGAAACTTGATAAAACAAAAGAACAGGAGGAATAGAAGTGGGAACAATTAAAATTTTACCTGAAACAACTAAGAACCCAATTACATTAATGGGAACAAGGGCAGGATGTTGTTGGAACGCTAATATATTAGATGACGAAAAAAATTATAAGCGTGGTCTTGATTGTATCAAATCAGGTCACGGACGTGTCATGGAATATCCAAATGTTGAAATGATCATTGATGGATATTCGGCAAAAACAATTCGTGAATATTATACTCATATTGTTGGAGCAAGCAGATTACAGGCAAGTACAAGGTATATTGATTATTCTAAAGGAAACGGATTTGACTATGTAACACCACAATCAATTAGTAACGATGAAGATGTTGCTGCAACATGGCATAGTGTTATGAGCTATATCAATACTAATATTCAGCATCTCATTAATAACGGAGTACCAGTCGAAGATGCAACAATGTTACTCCCATTAGCTTATTGTACAAAAATGGTAGATAAACGTAATCTCAGAAGTCTTATTGAGATGAGTAGAGTTAGAATGTGTAGTCGTGCTTATTGGGAATACAGAGAGTTGTTCAAAGATATTTGTAACGCATTAAGAGAATATTCAGACGAATGGAAGTGGATTGTAGACAATCTTTTCCATGCAAAATGTGACGAAGTTGGTTATTGCACTGAAACTAAGTCGTGTGGTAGAAAACCTAAATTAGTCAAATTGGAAGACTAATTGTTTATTTCAAAGGAGATGAAATTTTGGAGAAAATAGTAATTCTAACGGAACAAGAAGCAAAAGAATATGAAAAATATCAGAAAGAAATTAATCAGAATTGGTTTTTGTTAAAAGAAAATAAAAAATTAAAACATGATATTGATATGTACAGATCTAAAGATACTCCAAAGCTTAAAATTAGATTAAGTGATGGATTTTTACATTGTCCTGTTTGTGGATATGTTGTAGATTATAATATTCCACCTCAATCATATTGTGACAGATGTGGACAGAGATTAAGAAAACATGATTTTAGGAGACATTAAATGAGAGATCCAAAAAGAATTGATGAATTTACAAAAGAACTAAATAGAATATGGAAAACTTATTTTCCAGATTGGCGATTTGGACAATTTATGTCTAATTTTCTTGGTTTTGTTGGTGGAATTAAGGGAGTAGATATTTTCTTTCCAGAAGAATCAGAAATGCTTGCATACTTAAAAGAATATTGTGGAGAAAAGGAGGAAGCAAATGAATAAGTTAGAAAGAATAAAACAACTTATTAAAGAGTTGAATAATGCTTCATATGCTTATTATAATCAAGTTCCAATTATGTCTGATTATGAGTGGGATAAAATGTATGATGAGTTGGAAACACTTGAATATGTTACAGGTATTGTATTATCTAACAGCCCAACACATAATGTTGGTTATTCAGTTGCAACCGAGTTGGTTGAAGTCGAACATAATCACCCTATGCTATCACTTGATAAAACAAAATCAGTAGATGATTTAATTAAATTTGCAGGAAGTAAACCTTATTTTATATCTGTTAAATGTGATGGTTTAAGTACCTCACTTCATTACATGGATGGTAAATTAATTTCAGCAGAAACTAGAGGCGATGGTATACGAGGAACAGATGTTTTACAAAATGTATTAACTATGGATAACGTTCCTAAAGAAATTCCTTATAAAGATGAATTAATTATTGACGGTGAAACAATTATTGATTGGAATGTATTTAGAGAAATAAATGAAAAATTACCAAATGAACAAAAGTATAAACATCCAAGAAATCTTGTATCAGGCTCATTACAGTTACTTGACAGTAAAGAAGCTGCAAAAAGAAAAATGAGATTTATAGCATGGCGAGTTATAAAAGGATTTGAACATAAGTCACCATTTGAAGACCTAATAGAAGCAGACGAAAATGGATTTGAAATTGTCCCTATGTGGAATTATGATCAATTAGAAGGTGTTAATGAGGTATATCTTAGAGAAATGCTAGAGGATTTAAGGAATAAGGCTGATGAAAGAAATATCCCTTATGATGGTGCTGTTATGGCAATTGATAATTATTCTTTAGCTGAATCTATGGGACGTACAGAGAAATTCTTTAGACATTCAATTGCATACAAATATACGGATCAGTTATTTGAAACAACTCTAACAAATATTGAATGGAACACATCGAAAACAGGTTTAATTAATCCAGTGGCAATCTTTGAACCAGTAGACTTAAATGGTGCAGTTACTACGAGAGCAACACTTCATAATATTACATATATTAAAGATATGATGCTTGGAATAGGGGATAGAATTAGAGTATATCGTTCTAATATGGTTATTCCAAAAGTACATGATAGTATTGATAAGAGTGGTAAATTTTATATTCCTGAATTTTGTCCTATCTGTAAATCTCCAACAAAGATAGTAAAAGAAAATGATTCAGAAGTGCTTTATTGTACTAATCCAGATTGTCAAGGTATAATTTTAGGAAAACTTTGTCATGCAGTGTCACGAAATGCTCTTAATGTTGATAATCTTTCGGAAGCAACATTAGAAAAACTAATTAAACTTGGCTGGGTTTCTTCTATTAAAGACCTTTATCATTTATCATTTTATAAAAATCATATGCAAATACTTGATGGTTTTGGTAAAAAGTCAGTTGAAAAACTTCTTAATTCTATAGAAAAAAGTCGTAATACAAATCTTCAACGTTTTCTTTATAGCTTATCTATCCCACTTTTAGGAAAGTCGGCAAGTAAGGATATAGCCGAATTTTGTGGAAATGATTTTAATGCATTTGTTGGTGCATTAACAGACGGTGGGAAGGATGCTTTTACTTCAATTAATGGTATTGGTGAAGCGTTAGGAAAATCCATTATTAATTATTGGAACAAACATAATGAAGAAATTATGGATTTAGCACAAGAGTTTACATTTTCAAAAGATGAAAAAATTGAAAAAGTTGAAAATGATAAAATTAACGGAAAAGTATTTGTAGTTACTGGTTCTGTTAATCATTATAAAAATCGTAATGAATTAAAAGCAGATATTGAGAAAAACGGTGGTAAAGTTACAGGCTCAGTAACATCTAAAACAGACTATCTTATCAACAACGATATTAATTCTAACAGTTCTAAAAATAAAAAAGCAAAGGATCTTAATGTTCCAATCATTTCAGAAGAGCAATTCATATCTATGCTTAAATAATCAAAAAAGTTAAAAATTAAATAGAGAATATATAAAAGAGG